AGATATGCAACACTAAAAGATGTGCCCTTTGTAGAATAAAAAGTTTTGATGTTTTTAATTGCGTTTCTAACATCAATACTCTTATAGTCTAACTGAGGGACATCAGGTAAATACTGCTCTGTAAATTTATCAAGAAGTCTCTTTACAAAAAGACTATCTAAACATTTAACTTCAGAATCTTTGGAGTGTGCAGCAGCAACCGTGTTGTTAGTAAATCTTACATTGCCATCCTCAGTATATCCACTAATACCACTCGCTGCTCTCGCGCAACCTTCCAATCTACATTTCTCATATCCTTCACCACTTTGAATGATAGCGAAACCTGTTACCTTTCCTAGACCAATCTCTGCAGAAGCGGATGCTTTTGGCGGAGACTGAATAACTACCTTTGGTGGGAAATCTGCACTATACCCAGATCCAAAGTTAGTAACGTTAATATCTGTGATCTGACCATTAAAGATTGCAGCAGCTGCAGTAGCACCACTACCACCAGCATATGCCCCAGTGATAGGATCAACTCTATTATCAACAATATAAACAGATGGGATATCCTCATATCCAGATCCACCATTCAATAATTCAATATTAATTACTCTGCCATTACCATCAACTCGTGTCTCTAAAACTTGAGCACCAACAGGATCAATTACAGCAATTCTAGGCTCAATTTCATATCCTTGACCAGCATTTAAAATCTCAACCGAAGTGATTTTACCATCAGTTACAACTGCTCGTAAAGATGCCTTAATACCATTCTCACCAGTTGGTTCATCAACATAGATTGCTGGTGCAGTTGTATAACCCTGACCAGGATTTAAGATATTGATAGGACCAGCAACAGACCCTGCAATAAGTGTTGGTTTTCTTAACTCTGCACCGCCTGGTTGTACAAAGGACAAACGTGGAGTGAATGTATAACCACTACCAGAGTTAATTACGTTTAGAGAAGTTACCGATCCATTTTCAACGACTGCTTCAATTTTAGGTAATGCTGCCCCATCCTCTGTTGGATCTTCAATAGACACAGTTGGGGGGTTGGTGCTGCTGTAACCTCTTCCACCCTCAAGAAGGGTTACTTTCTCAATACCATTAATTAAAGGTCTTGCAGAGGCATTCTGACCCCTTTCAGAGTTAATTGTAATCTTCGGTGGATATTCAATTTTATAACCAGATCCAGTATTACTTACTTCGATGGAAGTAATTTGACCTACATCATTAACACGAGAATATCCAACAGCACCAGATCCAAAAGAAGGAATTGGTGCTTCGATGGAGAATAGATGCAGCAATCTGCCAGGAATAGGCTCAAACGAAAATGTAATTAGATTACCATCAAAGGAATAATCCGTTTTTGGTGTTAATAATGTGCCATCATAATAAGCAATGACATATTCATCAACAATTGGTTGATATGATTGACCACCACGACTGATGGAAAACGATTTTTTACCAGAAGTAAACTGACTAGAAATATTATCTAGTGTATAGATGGTATTTTCAACAAAACCATTATAAAAAATGACTGATGTCTCGGCCGCATCGTCAGAGATCAACTTTTCTCTTGGCGCAACAGTAAAGATAACATCATCACCCTCTACAGTAAAATCAATATCTGGAATTAAATATCTACCGTAAAGTTTGATTAATAAGTGTGCTGCAGATGGAGGTGCTACAGGATTATCTTGGGATAAAAGTGGGAATCTCTGAGTAACACCGTCAAAATTATTAATTGGATTGGAAAGAATATTCCACTTTAATTTTACTTGTTCGTACGAAATACCAGGACTTAGTGCAACACTAGGGGATGCAACTGCTTTTTCGTAATAGATTACTTCATCATCAATTAATACCGTGCCGTCATTCTCTAGAAAACTATCAATATTTTCAACAATGATAGTATCAGCAGAAGCATCAATAGATTCTACAACCTTTGTAGCACCATCTAAAATATCGACATTCAGTTTGTCGATATCCATATACGACAAAAACTGATTCAGGATATTCTGACCATAACCAGTCTTTTCCTGAGACCTATAATAATATTCAATAAACTTACTGAATAGAGGATTATCGTCCTCAATAAATTGTGGTGTTAGCGACTTAACGGATTGAGAAACCTTATTGATAGTCATCTACTTCAGAAACAGTTTAAGAAGGACAGGTCACCGCCGACAGTAATATCTGGAATTTCGATTGTTACTGGTGTAACTTCAAAGTCACTAGGCGCAAGACTATTTAGTGGGATACTGGAAGGAAGTATTGTCCCAATTGGATTTACGGAGATTGTTGGGATAACAATTTCCAATACGGTCGATGGATCTGGGACTCCAATAGTAGAGGAGTTTGCGGGAATAATTTGGACCGCAATTCGGATTTCACCAAGATCTGCTTTTGCTTGATCGCTATCATCAACATTACCTAAATCATCAACAGGCAGATTATTGCCACCCGATCCAATAACGTTAGTTGGACCAAAACAAATTTCACCAGTATCGTAGTTTACTGTGCCCGCATCGTTATTTGTAATGATCTTTCTATTACCACTATTGTAATATGTGTAGAGTTTACCAAATCCAGTGTCTTCAAAATACTGATCAACAGTTGGTCTATCTTTAGTCCTAAATCTAGATGATTTTACGACTGGTTCTTTATAGCAATCTTCACCGCCACTACTACCATCATTACCTGGAGCACTGTTATACAGTGGAGATCCTGTGGAAATGCAATATGTGTTTGTTTCTGCAATAGCAGGATTGATATACTTAACTAGAGATATTTGTGTAGTAACATCAGCGATACATCTATCTGCTAGGGTAATTGCCTTTGTAAATTTAGAAAGACTGAAATTGCCATTAAAGTTATTAATACCCGTTTGCGATGCCCATTCATTAATTGCATTTTGAGCATTTGCAGTAATACCAGAGACACTTCTTGCTGAGCAAGCAGGGTCATATGTAATGAAAACCTTCGGATAGATATAAATCGAATCTGCATCTACAATCACAGGTTCAATAGATGCCATCGCATATGGTTTCAACTGCTGCGAAATACTCTTTTTGGTAGTATCATTCAGTTTAGATCCAGACTTTGTTTTGATTGCAACGTAAACTTTACCATAAACGGGTGGTGATAATTCATCGCCACCATATGCAACGACTGTTTTAGTATTGTCGTATAGTTTTTTTGTAATAACTTCATAGTCCGAAGATGTGACTGCCCTGTATTGAGTGGAGTAATATCTTGGTGCTTGGAATTTGATCGACTCAATGCTTTCTTCGGCAGCACCAAACTTAGATGTTTCTGCTACGGTTAAATCGACATCCTCAGGATCGTAATTTACCCCAAGACTATCGGTAAGAGTTGCAACGAAGGTGAATGTTGCAACGCCATTTGCTTCTGCTCCAGCAGTAACCAAATACTCAAGATCAATAACTTCACCATCACCCAGTTTTCTACCAATAACACCATCACCAAAAGTCAACTCATAACGCATATCTTCTGTTTCAGATAAAAAGTAAATTCTATCTGTAGACTTAATATTCGTAATATTTTCTACTAGATTGTAGGTATCGGAATCAGTAGTATTTTCGTTTGCTCTTACACTAACAGTTAAAGTGGATGTATCTGCATCCTCAGATGGAATTATAAATTTTTGCTTAATAAAGTTGTTTACAACATAAGAAAAGTTAATTACACTTCCTTCTTGGACTTTAACACATCTAAATTGTGCAATACCAGTTGTTTGATTTACTTCAGCGGTTCTAGACTCTAACAAATTCCAAGTATAATTACCACCAGTTGCAATAGGTCCTGCTGGAAGTGTAATATTATTTGGATATACTCCACCAGTTAATTCTGTCTGAATGTCTAGGTGAAAATATGCTGTAGAAGCAGTAGTTGATCTGGGAGTATAATTTAAAAGTTTTGCGACATTAACAACATTATCTCTAATTGTTGCTGACGAGATAAATGCCTCATTCATAGACATGTTTGCCATGAATGCACTGTAGTAACTGTTATATGCTAACAGGTCCACCATATACGACAAACTAGAGCCCTCAAAGTCATAATCTGTAAACTCAGTGCGAGTCCTCAGATATGACTTGATTGAGGCTTTAATATCCTCAAAATCTAGTGCTGTTAAATTATTGGGTTGCATTAGTATTAGGGTCTCTGTAAGACAAATTGGACAGTTTGCGTGATAGGCAGTCCGATAATTTGATATTCCAACGTCACATTAATAGAGTTACTATCATAATCTGGTAAACAATCCAAATCTGTCACAATTACACGCTTCTCATAATTCTTGATTGTATTTAGTATCTCCGTCTGAATTGCATCAATTAAAAATGGATCTAAGGGCTCAAACAAAAGTTGATACACCTTAGATCCATATCGATAATTAAAAAGTTTTTCACCAGGAGCGGTGAGCACTAAATTTTTAATTGCTTGTTTGATAGCATCGGCATCTTTTACGACACTGACATCCTTCGTAAAGGGATTTCTTACCAGATTAGTAGAAATATCCCTGAAACTTCTAGATTTCTTAAAATCTTTATTTGAAATGTCTTTTAGTGCCATCTTTCAACATAATCGTCAAAACCGCCTTTACCACCACACCATCTTGAATTTCTATCTTTTGGTGGTAAAGATTTATTTACCCTGTTGAGATAGATGTCTGATCTGGGATCAGTTATTAATGTCATTCCCGACTTAATAAAGTCGTCACTTTGATCTGGGATCGGGGAATTTGCCATTTTTTAAAAGTGCTAGATAACCAGAACTTTTAATGGGGTTGCTATCCCAGTATTATTTATCGCCCTTGACCACGATAACGCTTCTTTGCACAATTGCGACTAGTAGCAGAATACTTTGTATTCTTGCTAGATCCCTGTCGAGTAGTTTTGGGTTTCGACTCAATGAT